GTGTTGCGCTCAGAAGTTAACGCAGGATGCCGGGCCTATCTCCGAAGGAGGGGAAGAAGACCGGCCCGGTCCTGCTGAATCGTTACCGCCGCCCAGCTTCGGGCTGCTTCGCTTCGGACTTCGCTTCAGGCTTGTCCGCTTGCGCGGCTTCGGTCTTGCCCCACTTGAGCACTTTGGCTTCGAAAAGCTTCATGCTTGGGCGGTGAGCCTTGATCGCAGCGGCTTGCACTTCAGTGCACGCGGTGCGGCTAGGCGCCACGACGTTGCCACCGGTGGCCTCATCGAGCTTGAACTCTGCCGGTAGGCAGGTGATGTCAATGAGCTGCACGCGGCTCGCGCGGTTGTTTAGAATTACTAGATCCATGTGTTCCTTATTCCTTCGTTTGGTGCAAAGGCGAGCGAGTCACTACGACAAGCCCGCCCTCGTCTTTTAGTCGACATCCATGTAAGCACATGCGAGCGGCTGGAAGATCTGCAGACCACTGGATCGGCCATGTGCCGGGGTCTCGATAACCAAGCCCTTACGCTGCGGAGGCTCCTCAGTGTAGGCGTTGTTCGCGCCGTACAGCATGACCTCTTTGCTCTTCTTGTAGACCATCGCACGCACGCTGGTTCCCGCGCTTGCGGTCTCGAGATGAAAGGTCGTCTCGATGTTCTTGATCGCCGGGTAGTTCTCGCGGATGAACGTCATCAGCGTGCGATCGGCATTGGTGCCAAGCGGCGCGTTGAACTTCTCCAGGAGCGACGTCGGGATCAGGAATGTGTCAGGCTCGAAGTTCTCCTTAGTCGCTACGTACACGCTCGAAAAGAGCTTGTTGAAGTCGGCGAGGATCTGATCCGTGGTAGCCGTCGAGTTCCAGTTGCCGGTGATGGCCGTAACCAGAGGGACGTTCGCGTCATTGACTAGACCGGTCCAACCAAGATTGCCAACCATCGCGGTACGATCATGCAGGCGCCGAACAGCCATGACAGCGGCCTTCTTTTTTGCCGTGTCGAGGTGGATAGACGGATTGGTCGCGATGCGAGCGAGGTCAACAACGTTGATGCTCCAAGCCGCTCCGAGGGTCTTGACCTGTCGGGTGTACTCAGAGCCAACGGCGTCAACCACCGGCAGCGTCGTGGTGCCGTCGCCAATGAACTGAGCTACACCAAGCTCCTTGACCTTGCGCCAAGTGACCTGATCAACACCGGCTCCGCCGCGTGCGTCGTAGTCGATGAGCGTCTCGGCCTTGAGCGGAGCGAACTTCTCCTCTTGCAGGACTTGATCAATGAACTCAAGCTCGCGGGCAAAAACCGCGGTGAGATCGTTTGCGTCGAGCGTCAGACTGTCGACTTCGCCAGGTGCGATTAGGTTTGCCAGGATTCGCCCCATGTACTGGTTGCGCGGCCGTGGCTGGATCTGTTGTAGTGACATGGGGGTTTTTCTCCGATGCAAAACGGGTCCGCCCCATCGCCAGAAGAGGCGACAGGGTCCAAGACCGCTATTGGTTCAGTGGGGGCGCTTACGCGCGGTTGACTTCGAGGATGATGTTCGTGGTGCCCGCCTCGCGGACGTAGAGCCCGGGGATGGCGGTTGCGTTCGCGGTGTCTGCGTCAGAACGGAATGCACCGATCTCCCCAGTGCCCTGGAATCTGGCGAACACGTTCGCGTTGATCGCCAGCGCGTTCTCAGATGTGATCCGAATGCGCCCGCGGGTAAGCACGTTGACCGCGTCGCCGTCTGCATAGACGCCATCGCTCTGCCCGTAGGCTTTGCGGATGGCTACGCCGAATCGGGTGTTGGCGGTCGGGGCTGCAGCGGGATGCTTGCACTTCTTGGTGACCGCGTCGAAGATCACATATTGCCCGGGGCGTACTGCGCCCTCGGCAATGTAGGTTCCGTCTACATCGTTGTCAGTACCGACGAGGGCGCCAACAACTCCCGCTGATGGCTCATTGGAGTACGAGGTTTGAGACATTGGTTTTCCTTAGTGGGGGTTTGCTGGCGGGCTTATTCGGCCGCGCTCTGGAAGTCTGCGATCTGGTCGCCTACGGTCTTGTAGACGGCGCTTCTTGAGTCGGCGGTGGTTACCGCGCGGGTCTTGCCGAGTTCCTTGGCGTTCCGCGCTCGGTCTTCTGCGGCCTTGAGCGCGACGCGGTAAGCCGCGCCGATAGCTTCGTCGCTTTCGCTCGCGTGCTCGAACTTCGAGTCAAGGCTTCGGATGACGTCAACCTTGACATCGCGCGTAGACTTGCCGCGCGTGGTGTACCCGTCGCCCATGACGGTCATGGCCTCGGTGCGGACCTCAACGCCCTCTTGCGCGATGCGCTCCACGTCTTTCGCGTCCAGGGTCGGAGCGGGCTTTTCCTCGGCCGGCGGCGCGTCGGCAGTAGGCGAGGGGGCCATCATCGACATCAGCTTGGGCATCATAGCGACAAGCTCTTTGACCGCTTTCACTTCGTCTGCGCTCAGGGCATCAGAAGCATCCGGCGGGGGCGCGTCCTTGGTTTCGGTTGCGGGGACCGGAGCGGGAGCGGGTAGAGTGTTTTCGGGTTCCATGTGTTCGGCCTTCTGCGGCTCGGCCGCGAGTTGGTTATCGTTGCTGTCGAGAGTTAACGCGACTTCTTCGCCCTGGCGGCCCCACCCAGGGGGACCCAGAGCAATGTGATTGTAAACATAGTCGGTCTGGACCAGATCGTAGGGCTTGCCATCCGGTGACGTGCCCGCTTCAAGCGTCCGCTGGTTGTCGTACCCGCACGAGATCTCAAGAAGCTCGCCAGCATCGATCTTGCGTACAGCGCTCGCGTCATTGATCACGACCCATCCGTCAACAGACTGCGCTTCTTCGTTCCACTCTGGATCTTCAAAGTGCCCAACGGTGAGCCGTTTGAAATTCTCGGTGGTGACCGCTTGCCCGGGCTCAGCCATCGGGTGAAGCACCACGATCGGCGCGCCCTTGAGCGAGGCTATAGCCTCAGGTCGCTTGAGTTCATCGGCTGGCCTGTACTCACGGAGCACGCGGCCATTCCGGTTGTAATCGTAGACCCCCGCCTTGCTGACCCTTGCGCGGATGCGCAGTCCGCCCTGTGGCGTCCGTTCGACATTGCCGCCGGCATAGTCCAGGGTGCTCAACGCGTAGCGCCTGGTTGCCACTGGAAAGTCTGCGCGGTCTTGGGTCTGTGAGGTCAATGATTTCTCGGGAATGATTGGCACGTTGGGATTCATGGCGGCCCACTGAGCGAGCACGGTGTCCACGCCCTTGCCCATGTTGGCCTGGAGCTCGGTCTGCTCGACCTTGGGGGTCTCGAGATAAAGCACCGCGTCCACTTCGAGCCCGCTTCGCAGCACGTCGGCCGCTCGGACCCCTTCAAGGACGTAGCGCGGGAGCTTCGCCGCTTCGGCTTTCACCGCGTCCGGTAGCTCTCGCCATGGCAAGTGCATCCAGTCGTCGGTGTGCAGGACCGGGCGATCCGTGACTTGTAGAGCCAGGCTTGTCTTGCCGGTTCGGGGTGCGCCGGTGACGACCAGGCGAGGATACTTGGCGAGCAGTTCCGCGAATGTCACGGTTCCGCGTCGATCTTGTTGGCCACGGCGACAAGAGCCGCAGCGAGTTTGCGGATCGCCACTGTGGGGATCTCGCTTAGAGTGACTCGGGTTCCGCCAAGCGTCAGGGTGCCGTCAACAATCGAGACCATGAAGGGCCCGACCGCGACGTTCAGCTCGCGGACGATCTCGCTGCGCCGCGCGTGGAGAGCCTCCGACTCGTCCGCGATTGCCTTGAGTTCGGTGACTAGTTCAGCGGTTGTCGGCATGAAGTTACTTCACCAAGGTGAGTTGGAGGTCGGTGCCCGCAACGTTTCGCGCGTACTTCTGGAAGCTTCTGAAGTGAGGCTCGAATGATGTCCCGGGAATTACCCGGTACTAGATTCTCAGCCACGAACTCGGCGAACTCTTTGCCTTGCTGCGAGCGAATCCATTCAAACGGCTGCTTACTCAGGTCAGACCCAGCCGCCCGCCACATGTCGGTGAGGCACAGGAACTTGTCTTCGGAGTGGCGGACGGCGTTGCCGCCGAATTCGAGCTTGATGACGTTGGACATTCGTTTGGTCTCCTTCAGCCGCGCCCGCGCGCGCTGGTTAAAGCCTTGGTTGATTGGAGCCGGACCAAGAGAACAGCTACCGGCTCAGCCAAGAAAGCCGCGGGTCTTAGCGCTTGCGCTTCGGGATGACCGGGATCGCCTGGCATCGGCACACGTCCGCGCTGCCAGGGTGCCCGCGATCTTTCGGGCCTCCGCCTCCGCCTAGCGGCGGGGCGTCGTAGCGCTGGACCGTGCCGTCGAGCTTGCGGTGCCAGTCGCGAGTGTTGGAGTCTGGGACGGCTCGCCACTTGTACTCGACAATGCCGAGCAGCTTGTGGCGGTCCTGAGTGATTGAGGAGTTGACCCGGATGACCTGGCCCACTGCAATGCGCTCAGCCTGCTTCTCGCTGACCTTGAGCCGCTTGGCTACCTCGGAGGCGAAAGCCTCACCACGAAGACCCTCGCGAACAGAACGCCCTACCAGAGGAGCAAGCGCCCGGGCGACGATGCCCGCGATGCTACGGATCGTCTTGACCGTCTGCCTTGCGAGCGCAAGAGATCGCCGCGTGCTCAGCTCTGGGATCTTGACCCCGAGAGACTGACCCATCTGGCGCGTGTTGTGCGCCGTAACACGGGCGACCAGAGACGCGGCTTCGGGTTCGCCGAACTTGACTTGAGGCCCTAGCACCCTAGTCATCAGGTCGGACTCTGATCCTGTCTCTTCTATGCTGTCGGTGGTGAGCGTTTTCGTTCGGTCCGATAAGGTCTGAACCGCTTTACGCGCCAGCTGAGTGTGCACTCGTCGCGCAAGCTCCGCGGCCTCCCGCTCTATCCCGTGCGGGTCACGCAGGGGTTTCGGCTTGACCTTGCGCGGGTCCAGTTGGAGCCGGGGCTTTCGCGCCGATTGGCCTCCAGAGGACCGACCACTGGATGTTTCCCTCTGCGTCCCTGACCGGTTGACCATCGTTGCCAATTGCAAAGTCCCTTGTTCGTTCGATGCCACACTTCACGCACCGATTTACCACGCCGTGTTCGCATCGCTGAACCGCGAACTCCGTCATCTTGGACGCAAGCGCCTCAACGGATGCGTCCGTCCCTTGGTCCGTGTCGGCGGTGTCTACGGGGTTCAGCGCGTTGGTCTGCGTCGGCGCCTCAGTCTCGACCGCGAGTTCCTCGCCATCCGTTGGGACCTCAGGAATCGCCGGCGAGATCGCCTCAATCTCCGCTTCAGTGAGCACCACGCGCTCACCGCCTCCGGCGGTGAAGCGAGCCTTGGCGATCTGCTGAGCGGTCAATGCCCCCATGTCGAAGTAGGTTTGATCGGTCGCAGCATTCTTCGTTGCGATGTCCGCCTCCTCGCTCGGTGTCGGCGCCCATAGTGGCGGCCAGCTTACCTCCCAGCTATCGGGCTCGACTCCGACCGTGGGTCCGTTGGGCGCGTTGAACATGACACGAAGAGCGCGATCCATTGCGGGCTCTAGTTGCTCGCGCTGCTCAACCGCGACTTGCGCGTGCCAGTTGCGCGCGTCGCCTTCACCCGTCGCGTTGAGTCCCGCTGCCGCCTCGCCGAAGAGCTTGCTTGCCGGCATGTCAGCAGCTCCGGCAACGCGCAGCATGAACTTGTCCATGATGCCTTCAATACCGCCAAGCTGAAGCTGTGAGCGAACGAAGTCCTCTGAGTCGGCGTCAACCACGATTGCTTTGATAGCCGAACGCACTTGGTCAAAGACCTTCATGCGAGCCTCGATGAGGTCGTTCTGCCCAGCCATCAGCATATCGCCTAGGCCCTTCCACTTGTAAACGTTCTGCGATGAATCAGCGAGCAACGCTTGAACCGTGGCAAACGTCGCGTTGAATTGCTGGATCGCCTTCATTGGGCGAATGAGCACCGACCCGCCCCAGCCTTGCCGCTGCTCGCGCTTGACCTTCGTCGTGTCTACGCCGTCGAACAGAATTAGCCGCGACTCGTGAACGATCGGGCGAACCGATGCGCGAGTCATTGGCATCAGCTGGTAGTGACTTGGGGCCCCGTAGTTCGGAAGCAGCGGGTTGCTGTAGTACCTCGACGGGATAAGCTCCGATGCCTCGTACGCGGTCAGAAAGTGCAGGCGTCCCTTGCCGATGGTGAGCGGGTCAGTCTGCGATCCGTCGTCGCTCCCGATGTAGACAGCTCCGCCGCCGTACAGCCGCGACCACTTGCGGGCCTGCTTGATTGCCTTAGTCCCGCCGATCGCGTCGAACCAATCGCGTGAAGCTTGTGCCGCGTCAGAGTCGGCGCCTACCTCCAGGGTCCAGTCAGCCATGAACGACTCGTCGACCACGGCGTTGACGATCTTCGCCGCGATTGCATCGGCCTCGTACAGGTCAGCAAGTCGCGTCCAATCCCAACACCACTCATCACCCCCAACGAACGTAAAGTTCGCCGACTTGTCCGAGGCGCCCCCGACTCCGGTGACTGGGTTTACCCAGCTGTCGTGCGTGGTGGTCATTGGTTAACTTTTCCTAGCAAGTAGCTCATCATAGATGTCCCTGAATTCAGCGCCTCGAATGCGTTACCTAGCCCGTCGACGTCGTCGTCAACCTCTTTGCCCATGCCTGTGAAGTTGCCCACGATGTCGAGGAACGGGTACAGCCACTCATCTAGTTTCTCAAAACCTGGCACGTCAGCGAACGCTTCCGGGTCTGGCACCATGACGCGGCCCGCGTTCCACGCCGCGGCCACCTCGGTTGCGGACACGAGCTTGTCACCAGGCGGGTTCTGCACCACAATCGGCAGGGTCTTCTGCAGGAATTGCGCGGCGCCCTTCTCTGTGCCGCTGCTTCGCCAAAGCATTTTCCACCCGGGCCGGCGCATGCTCCGAGCCTTAAGCGTTGTCGAGAACTCTGGAGCCTCACACTGTTTGCGGTCAACGTGAACAACGTAGAAGTTCGGCTCCTTCGGGTCTCCGGTCTCCTCGCGCCACATCTCCACGCAGATAGACCAGTCCGCCGATGTCCGCGCGGTGTACGCGAGATCCACGCCGAATGCGCCTCGATACTTGGTCGGGAGCTTGCTGTAGTAGGTCGGCTCCCGGAAGATCTTGCCGCCCTTGGGGCGCGGTCGCCCCTGGTAAAGAGCGGCCCAAGTGAACTCTAGGACGTTTGCCCGTTTCTTCTCAAGTTCGTCAACCGGCCACTTCTGAGGAAAGAGCGCGTCGCCTACCGCTCGCCCGTTGGGGTCGTCGGCCTCGGCAAGCGCCGGGAGGTTGATTGACTCCCACCCTTCAGCTATCAGCGTCCCGCTCAAGTCGTGCGGGTGCCAACGCGTTGCGAGCAGCAGGATCGATGCCCCCGGGTGAACACGGGTCTCGATCGCTTCCCGGTAGCTGTCGAGGATCGTTGCCCGCCGTGAAGCGGAGTCGGCCTCCTTGCGGTTCTTGTAGGGGTCGTCAATGATCGCAAGGCCGTCAACCGGCTCACCGGTGATCCCTCCGTCGATCGACGTGAACAGGATCTGCCCCCCGCTCGGGAGCTGAACCATATCGAGCGTCCCCGACGCATCGACGCCGCACACTTGCAGGAGCCGGCGGACCTTCCTGGCGACGCTACGCGCGCGCTTCTGGCCATAGGTAACGTAC